ATCGTCGTGTTAAAGTCGCTAACATAATGTAATCGACTGGTCGGTTTAAAAAGCCGACATAGAAGCGGTACTTTAAGAGGGTTCTTTCGGGAACCCTCTTTTTTATTTGGATAAATAATGTTATGGCCACAACTATCACCTGCCCAATACCAGATAACATCACTCCATTATCACCTAATGGATTCATGTTCAACATCACCAGATTACCTGATTTGGCATTCTTTTGCCAATCGGTAAATATTCCAGGTATCACTCTTGGTGCTCCTGAATTCGGCAATCCATTTAATGTGCAACCAATTCCAGGTGAATCATTAACTTATGATCAACTAACTGTTCAGTTCCTAGTTGATTCTGATATGGTAAATTATAAATCAATATACAATTGGATTATTGCTTTAGGATTTCCACAGTCTTATGAACAGTATATAAGTTTTAATGAATACGATACAGTAAATTATTCTGAGTTAGCAAAGAACTACTCTGATGCAACTTTACAAATTTTAAACGGCAATAATCAAACTGCTCAGATGATTCAATTTGTTGATTTATTTCCAATCACTATTGACTCATTGATGTTTGCATCTACGAATGCAGATGTGCAATACCTAGTAGGGAATGCAACATTCCGCTACGGATACTATAAATTCTTGTAAGACAAACTTGATTTTTTTGTAATACTGCGGTATAATGGCAGTATATAAATGTGAGGATATTATGAACATAGAGCAATTGCAAGAAGCATGGGACATTGATTGCCAGATAGATGATAACTATCTCGGTGAAACAACCACAGCTACTCCCAAGTTACATGCCAAGTATTTAAAACTACTTGTCAATGTCAAACTAAAACACACCAAACTCCAATCAGATTACAACTTGTTGCGCAAGAATAAGTTTCGCCTATATCGTGGTGAACTATCTCGTGATGAATTGACTAATCTTGCATGGGAACAATGGCAAGGTGTTAAGCCATTGAAGAATGAGATGGATGAATTTCTCTCAGGTGACACTGAACTAAATACATTAAGAGTCAAGATTGATTACCTTGAGACAATGATATATTTTCTTGAATCTGTTCTTGGCCAAATCAAAGCCAGAGACTGGCAGATTAAAACTGCAGTTGAATGGAAGAAATTCTTAGCTGGTATGTAATGATAAAAATTGAGAAGTTAGACGAAGTTTATGTTAGAGTTTTTAGCGATGGTTCTATTGAACAAGAACTCGCTGATTTCTTTACGTATGAATATCCAGGCGCAAGATTTACTCCACAATTCAGAGCAAGACTCTGGGATGGTAAAGTTCGTCTGTACGATCAGGTTAGAAAGACACTCTACGTAGGATTAGTTTCTTATGTTGAAGAGTTTGCCACTCGCAATGGGTATGGCATTGAATACGTAACTCCTGTATTCCATCAAAACAATATCACACATCAGATTGTAGAAGACTATGCCAAGTCACTCAATCCTCATGGTCGTGGTAAACCAATCGAAATCCGAGACTATCAAGTTGAAGCAGTAAAGACTGCTCTCGATAAAGAGCGCACACTGCTATTATCTCCCACAGCGTCAGGAAAGTCATTTATAATTTACACATCAATGCGTTGGCATATTGCACATGATCGTAAATGTATCATTATAGTTCCAACAACATCTCTTGTCGAACAGCTGTTCACTGATTTCGAAGACTACTCCTCTGCCAATGGTTTTAATGTTGATGGATCCTGTCAAAAATTATATGCAGGATTTACTAAAGAGTTTACCAAAGATGTTCTAATTACAACATGGCAGTCTGTATATCTACAACCTAAATCTTGGTTTGCTCAGTTCAATGTAATTTTTGGAGATGAAGCACATCAGTTCAAAGCAAAGTCCCTAACAACAGTTATGGAAAAGATGGATAAGATTCGTTATCGTATTGGTACAACAGGTACACTTGATAACAAAAAGGTTCATCGTTTAGTCCTTGAAGGTATGTTTGGTCCAGTTCATAAAGTTACTACAACCAAAGCACTCATGGACTCAGGTAGGTTGACTACCCTAAATATAATGTGTGTGATGTTAAAGTATAACGAAGAAATTCGTAAGGCACAAAAGAATAAAACTTACCAAGAAGAGATGGACTTTCTTGTAAGTAATGAAAGACGAAATAAATTTATTCGTAATCTTGCAGTAAAATCTGAGGGTAATACTTTAGTGCTTTTCCAGTTCGTTGAAAAACATGGCAAGATTTTATATGAATTGATAAAAGATAAGGTTCATGAGAATCGCAAAGTGTTCTTTGTTTACGGAGGAACAGATACAACCGATCGTGAATCAATTCGTCACATTACAGAGGGTGAGAGCGACGCTATCATTATTGCTAGTTTTGGTACATTTTCCACTGGCATCAACATACCGTCTCTGGAGAATGTCATTTTTGCATCACCATCGAAAAGTAAGATCCGTAACTTGCAGAGTATTGGTCGTGGATTGAGATTGAAAGATGGTAAGACACAATGTAATCTGTTTGATCTTGCCGATGATTTGCACTGGAAGTCTTGGAAGAATCATACGTTAAACCATGCAGCTGAACGATATAAAATTTATGCTGAAGAAGAATTTAAAGTTAAAATAATAGAGGTGGATCTATGTTAGATGACAACGAGTTCTATATTGTAATGAAACTTACATCAGGTGAGCAAGTAATGGCTGTGCTCAAAGAAGAAGATGAGGAACATGTTCTGCTTGATTTTCCATTATGTATTAGAACGATTCCAATTTTAGAGGCAGGTCGTGAGCATATAACTGCTCATCCTTTATGTCAATTCTCCGATGATAGAACTTTTGTAATCTCCAAGCGAGACATTATGTTTGTGAAGAAGTTGCATCATGCATTCATTCCTCATTATCAACGTATTGTTGCAGAGCATGAAAAAGTTTCTTTTATCTCTAAAGATAAAACAGAAGAGTTACTCTGGGAAGATGATGTAGATCAGGAAGAAGCAAAGAGAAGAATCTTAATTCTTGAGGAGTTAGCGAAAACTCCAAAGGATGAAAGAGAAGAAGAAAGATACAGAGTCTTTATCGAAGGTAATGATACAGTTAACTAAGAGTAACGATCAACCCTAACATAGTGATTATGCCTCAAGTCAATTAAAAAAACAAATTTATTTTATCTACAATTTACAATTAAATAAGATTTGTCTTTTCGTTATGTTTGATGTATACTTATGAATAAATTGAATTAAATGAGGAACGAGTATGTATGGCACACTATGTAAATAACGCTGACTTTCTTGCAGCTATCGTAGAGATGCGAGCCAAGAAAAAAGAAGCTGAAGAAAAAGGTTTACCCAAGCCAATCGTTAGCAACTATATTGGCGAATGTATTTTAAAGATAGCAAACCATCTTTCCTATAAACCCAACTTTATCAATTATTCATACCGTGAGGAAATGATTTCCGATGGCATTGAAAACTGTCTTCAGTATATTGATAACTTTGATCCCACCAAGTCTAATAATCCATTTGCGTATTTTACGCAGATTATATACTATGCATTTCTGCGAAGGATTGCCAAGGAAAAGAAACAAAGTTATATTAAAGGTAAGTTAATTCAAGATATGCCATTTGAGATGTTTGAAGTTCAGGATGGTGATGATAAAGACTATCATAATGCCTACATGGATTTTGTTCAGAACAATAGTACCTTTGACGATTCTTGGATGGATCGCAAAAAAGAAAAAGCAGCAAAGAAAAAGATGGACAATACATTAAATAGTTTTTTGGATGATGAAAATGACACAGGACTTACAAAAGTGGATTCGTGAGTTAACAGCAGGACATAATATAGTAAGAAGATCTTTTCCTGCTCTATCAAGAAGTGCAAAAAGTAAGGCTAGAAAAAGAGGTAAGAGACTTCTTAGAAAATATACATGGGATGCGTTTGATAACCAATTTGATTTGAATGAGATTATGAGCAATAATGAAAAAATATTTTTAGGTGTTTCTGATTTCGAAGACTTAGTCACAGTCGAAATTATGAAGCGACGTGTTGATGCAAAACTATCAACAGTACAACGTGAGACAACTGTTCTCTGTGATCGTCAACGATGGTCCAAGTGGGCAGAAGAACAATATAAAGATTGTTTGTTCGTTCAAAGTAATTCTTCAACTGGATTTATTATTGAAGAAGGTACTAATAATTTCATCAAGTTTGATGTAAACTCTAACTCAACCACTGTTCGTGCATTCGGTGATGCTGAATTTGCAGAAGACATGGTTGAGATTGTTGAGTCTAACTTTGATGTTGTGACATCTTA